CCTGTGTCTGTCGTTACGCTTGAAGCTGTAATAGTAATGTTACCAGATACTGCGCTGGGGGTAATTGTAAAATTTGGTGAATGTATACTTAAAGCATAAGGATATTGCGGCACATTAGTTAACGGTAAGTTTTCTAACGTCCAGTTTGTATCTGTGTTTCTAACAAGTCTTTTTGTCTGCAAATCCTCATGGCATAGAATAAGTGTATCGACAGCCTGGGTATAAGTAATTTCATCTAGCATAGCTGCCGTAATGTCTGAAGCAGCTATATAATCATTGCCCGTTCCATTTATGTTTGCTTGCAGAACACCAGCCTTGAATACATAGATCCGGCCAACAACTAGAACTAAAAGAAAACTATCTGTGACGCTAAACTCAAAAGGTATTAGCTTAAATGCTGTAAAGCCTGTTCCAAAGTTATAGATAAACTTTAACCCATCTCTACGCTTTAGACCGCCTTGAGGTTGTATAATAACATTTGTCGCTTCTTCCAGGGCGTTTTGATATTGTGATAAATCTGTCCTGGCTCGTAATAGCGGATCTAGTTCACCAACAGAAAAGTTTGTTTGAAACTGAGTAATACGCATTTACTGCCTCACTTCAATTAAAGAATAGTCCTCGACAATTTGCGTTGATTGGCCCCTAGCATCAATATTCATAGCTTCACGCATACGGCCACCTCTGCCGTTTTCCCCAGGCGATCCATATGTTAATGCTCTAAAATAGTCTGCTTTCTGTGCTTGATCTGTAACAGCGATTGCTAATTCAGCCGCCAGCGCTGTTTTTAACAAACGAACAAAATATGGAGGCATAGCAGATTCAGGAACAGTCGCTTGATAATCTATAAAAACTGTTTCCATACTTGAGTACAACTCATCGCCATATATTTCCCAACCATATCGGACAGATCTTTGATCTGTTCCACTGGTTTCAAAAACGGCTAAAGCTCCAGTGAGTTGATCTCCTGGAAGCTGATAGGCGTATTTCCATTCGTTAACTGGAGTTGTGGCAAGCCTAGCTAATTGTACTTTTTTTAAACTCCAAGACCATACATAAGTAGAAAGTAAAGTATCTCTTAAATCGGGATATAGTCTATCACAAGCTTGAGCGCTATCCGTACCCTCTGTAAAAGACGATATTGGAGCAGCCCCCAAGGAAATTAAAGTATCTGAACAAATTGAAATGTCAGTATCTCCAGCAGCCATCAAGCCCTCCACTGTGTAAAAGGGGCCAGTTGCCCAGCCCCATATTAATTAGTCTGAGTCGGTCGCTGTAATTGTTAGACCATCTGTTACGTCAACAACGCCACTTGCGTTGCTTGCAACATAAACCCATGACAACGCCTGTGTGCCGCCTGTTGAAGAGCGAACCAACATCGTGTCACCAACCGCTAATGTATTTGCCAAGCTATTAAAATAGCCAGAAGTATTTACATCACCGATTGCGTCAGTTGTTGAATAACCGTAGAGGCCAGGCGCATCGCCCTTTTTGCCACCACCGTAATTCACGAAACCAGTACTTGAAAAAGCCATGTGTTAGTCTCCTTACTCAGTACATGAAATTTTTACGATACCCTCGTCATCAATCGCTATAGCTCCAGCTGAGAACATGGAACTTACTAGGAAAGATGTCTTTTCAGGTATGTAGTTAACTTCGCTCTTTTGCGAAATGCTTTCGGCATAACCCATTGAGCTTTCGTGCCATGCAAAGCAAGTACGAGTAGATGGCTTTGGAACACCACCCTCATCACGATCGCCCATAGTCATTATGTTAAAGCCCATGAACGATGAAACCTCACCGCGAACAAGAGCCTTGACTACAGCAAAATCACTCGAAGTTACTTCAGTCTCACTGAGCAACGCATCAAGCTGAGAAGAGTGCATCAATATGTGACGCCCTTCAGCTGGTACGTTTTTTTCATTAAGAGCTTTAGCAGCCGCACGAAGTTTTGCAATATTCATATTGGTAGTAGAACCACCAACACCAGTTGCAACCGTTGACGGTGATGAAGCCGCATCAAGAGCATCGATGCAAAGTTGATCCATACGTCTAGCTATTGCTTTGGAAACAACTTGAACCAGCTCGCTACGCTCATCAAAGTTAACATGAGACTGATGAAAGATATCAGAATACTCTGCAGCGATAAAATCAGACATTGTTGCCTGAACATTGCTATAGGTTACGTTTAGCGGAGTTACGTCAGTTTGCGGAACGCGAACCGTTGCAACGCCTTTGCCGATTTTTGGAAACTTAACTGTGTTTCCTTGAACACCTGTGCGTGTTCTCATAGTGCCGCGAAGCAATGCCTCGCCTTGGTATGCCTGTTTCACTTCTTGATCGAATAGTGTTACAAAGGCATTAGTGATACTCTGCGCCATAGCAGAAGCCTCCTTTTAAGGTTTCTAATATAAAACGCTTACCGTTAGCCGATGTTTCGGGCGGTCGCTTGCGTGGAAGTGGTCACGCCAACCAGTGGATTCACCACATAAACGGGCCGCCTTTGGTTATCCGTTACACCACATATACACACAAACTACACACATTGCAACAATATCTAGTTGTTAACTTCCATCCATTTCTTTTCGATCTTAGTTCGCCATACAGCATCACTCTGCCATCGAGGATCTGCGATCGCTTGCTGAAGATCTGTTACTGTCATTTCTGGTTCTGCAACAACAGGTTTTATTGGGATATTCTCATTGGTGTATCCCTGGATAAGTTTAGTCAAAGCATTAATACTATCAGCATTGTTTATGCTGTAGCTTAGAGCTGCTTTCTCTGCTTCGTTTAAATCAGCTCCCTTGATGTTGCGCTCAAGAAAACTGATTTTTTCCTGGGCATTAGCACCAAGCTTTTGCATTTCAGCTCTTCGATCATACTCAATATCTTCAGCCTGTTCGCCATTCATCTCCAAGATCTGACCAGCCAATTCCTCAAACGCCTTCTGTGAAACGCCATATTCTTTAGCCCAGCTTTTATATACCTCAACAGCCGGATCTTCCAGATCGAGGCCACGATCAACCAAATCCGAAACATCGTAATCACCTTCTGGTGCTTTATGTTTGCCGGATCTAAATGCTTTTTCCAATTCTGCATAGCTCTTTGCAAGCTTTTCAACATCTGGTCCATCTTCATCCCAAAACTTTTCTGGATAATAATCAGGCCGATCAATAGGTTCGCCATCATCTTCTGGCGCTTCCTGTTGTTCTGGCTGTTCATGCACAGGCATAGGAGCCTCTGCTTGTGGTTCATCTTCTTTTGCGTCTATGTTTATTAGCGGCGCTTCTGCTTCCTGCACTTCAACGTTTTCTGTGTTTTCTGTTTCTTCAGACATTATCGCTCCTATCCACCCTTTTAATAATTATCCGAACAAGATCAGCCGCACCTTCTCGAAAGTAGCCTTGACTTGGATCTTCTCCAGGAAACCAGGATGGTTGTTCTATTGTTATCTGCCTCAGATGACTAAGCACCTTTTGGCCTTCCTGTGATTTAAATAACCTACCATATAATATATCTAGGTCATCCGCTTTCTGCGGTTTCGCCTGTGCCTGGTCTAATCCTTCCCAACCTTCAGCCGAACTCATTGCAACGCTCCGGCAACAGTTTCATCTGTTGGCATTTCTGGCTGTTGCTCAGCCATCATAGCTTGCTGCATTTGTTGCATCATTGCCTGTTGTTCTTCTGGTGTATTGAGCAATCGAGCATCGATACCCATCTTTTCAGCAATGAAATCTACCATCTCTGGTATGTTTAGTAATGTCTGGCCCATTGGCCCCATCGCATTAGCAATCTGCATAAAATTAAGAAGTTGATTTACCTCTTCCATTTTTGGCGCTTCTGCCAATGGTGACACTGGTACAACTTTAACTTGAACACCGTTTACCTTTAGAGGCATACGAATAAATCCCTGGCGATCGAGAACATATAAAGTCCTGGATACCAACGGTATCATTATCTCAGTCATCAATCGACCGAAAGCAGACCCCAGATTTGTAGCCAGTTCACGCTGGCGCTGGGCGATCTCTGTGGCTGACCTGGCGCTCATTGTATCTGGTGGTAAACTATCATCCATCAAGATCTTTTTAATGTTCATTGTAAGATCCTGAATAACAATCTGACTTGTGTTAAAATCCCCAGCTCGGGGTAAAGGAGCCAGGGAAGCACCTTGCGGCCCACCATTACGCGCAACTGGAATAATTGCACCTGGTTGTATTTTAATATTCTGGGGGTTTAATACACCATCGTCAGCTGCAAGGAATACACCAGATATCGAAAGACTTGCGTTCTTTAATATCAATTCTTTTGTTTTGTTTAGCGTTTTAATATCTGCAATCGCATCAATTAACGGGCCTCGACCATAAACTTCACCAGCTGTTTTACTGAACCTGGCAACAATAAACGGACTGCTATCCATTTCTCGATACACCAACTCTTGCTGTTTGTGCGGCCAAACCACATGATAGTGGTACCGTCCACTTTCCTGATCAAAAATTATAGCATCGAATAAATCTAGCTCTTCGTGTGGCTTATCATCAATCGCTGTTTGAAGCTCTGGCGTTATTTTAACGTCACGAAACTCTCGCTTAATGGCTTCCGATTTAATCCGTAGCTTACGATATACGTTATCGATCATACCATAAGCGCCTTCTTCGATCGCTACCAAGTATTGCGGAACAGCTAAGAAACGCAAAGGGGTTACTGCATCGCCTGGCGTAATCATCATAACAGCTGTGCCTACAGAAAGATCTAAAAGAAACTCACCCATTGCCAGGTCAAAACTTGTCTGCCGTAGCTGGTCAAACATGATATCCACATAAGCATCGAGTATTTCTTGCGCTCGTTCTTTCTCATCATCTGGAACAGCTGAACCTGGTTCTAACCTACACCATTTACGCATTGGTGGGAAAAGGCCGGACTGCATTCTATTCGCAAATCTTTTTGTAGACGATACAGCCGTACTATCAAAAACTCTTTGTGTTTTGTTTTTGCCTGGGGTTTTACCTTCGTAATAACCGCCATACAAATTTCTTTGTGGCAGAGCAAACTCATAACAATCTTCATAGATTGAGCGCCATTCATCTTTTCGAGCCTGTGCTTTTGCCTCACGACCCATCACTTCTTTTACATTTAACTTAGGCATTTCTACTCTCGTTTCGTTTACTTATAGACGCTGCTTTCTTTCTGGCATCTGCTTTTGAAGAAGCACCCCAGGCGCGGAGGGATAAGAGCAGCCTAGTAGGTCGCCCCTTGCTATCACGCTCCGGCCCAGAGTTCCCTGCCATTCGAGCCAGGAAGGACGCTCGGCGAGGGTTATCGCCTGTCTTTACCGGAGCTTTTAGTTTTGAGCCTGTTGTCCGATTAAAGAAGGCCCGACCAGCAGCGTTTAAACCGCCTTTAGGATTTTGATGTACTTTTTTTACCACGAGGCTTTGCCTTTTTCTTTGGGGCTTTTTCCTTTGGAGCCTTTCCACCTTCCCACGCTTCATTGACTTCGGGAGTAGAAGGGTCATCCGCGACTAGGTGGCCCTTCTCGTTTCTTGCCCTTTTCGGGTCTGCCTCAACTCTATGAAATACTCTTGGATCTTCTTTAATTTTTGTCATGCTAAATTCAAAAGTTTAGTTTTTAACTTCGCTAACCTTTCGTCCTTCTGTTTATAAAATTTCTTACGTCTTTCCTTACCTTCGGCCTTTTGTTTTTCTAAGGCTTCTCGTTTTAATCTTGCTGCTCGTTGAGCTGCAGTTTCACCTTTTGAGCCGCTGCTATTGCGCCTTGACCGCATATTTTCTACTACTTGCTGACTACGTTTTGATCTATCATCGAGCCTAGCATAATAGCCAATATCTTTGTCTTTTGCCCCTATATCCATCAAGAAATCATCTTTTGCTTTTTCTAAAGAAGTTTTGCTTTGTGTAAACTTTTGATTTCCTGGTGATGTATTTCCAGATGATATCTGCCTACCCGTATATTGAGAATAACCATCTGATATAATATTTGTTTTTTTAGATTTGTTTGAAAAAAAAGAAAACTTTTTCTTAGCCATGACTAGCCGCCAAGCTTTTTCTTAATTTCATTCATAGCAGCACCTTCTTGTCTAAGAGGTGAGAATAATAACCTCATACCGCCAGTTCTGATCAAACGTCTGCGCCTTTGTGCGCCTCTCATTTGCGTTGTCTCCTGCGCCTCGGCTCTTTCTTCTTGCCGATCAATTACTTCTTCTGTTGGTGTAGCTGCCGCGACTGGTGCTTTCTTTTTTGGAAAAATACCGCTCATTTATTCAAACCTTACCA